TTTAGAAGCTACCCGAATGAGTGGAGAAATGAATACATCACTCGGAAATGGAGTATCAAATTTCTTTCTCACTAAGTTTGTCTTACACAAGAAGGGTTATTCTTTAGACAAAATCAAAACTGTAGTTGAAGGCGACGATGGATTGACGCGAGTTGATCCATCGAATCTCCCAACCGTGGAGGATTTCAAGAAATTGGGATTCACCATCAAACTGGAGATATTTGACAATATAAGTGATGCTTCGTTCTGTGGCCTCATTTATGACCCAAATGATAAAGCAGTAATAACCAACCCAATTGACGTACTATCAACAATATTCTGGATCGACGGAATAAAATATGCATTCGCTTCTAAGAAAAAGAAGATGGCCTTGTTGCGCGCTAAAGCTCTTTCTGCGCTCTATCAATACCCAGGCTGTCCTTTAATTAAATCATGTGCACATTTCATTCTTCGACAAACAAACAATATGTTCCCAAACTTTACATATGAGAATGCCTATGACATTCATCTCGTCAATGAGGTGAAAGCGGCAATCAAGATGAGAAAAACCAATACATCACCTGAGATATTGGCTTTAATTAGTACCCCGATTGGATTTGGATCTCGACTTTTGGTTGAGAAAATGTATAATATCCCTATCTCAGTGCAGCTCAAATACGAAAATTTGTTCGATAATAAGAATGATTGGAGTAGTATTAGAATGCCAGAGCTAATGGACGTTGTGCATCCCCATATGGTTCATTATTACGACACATTTTGTGGTCCAAATTCTTTTGATCAATTACCCTCGTACCCTGTGCGGGAGTATTTTGGCCTGAAAAGGCTTTGATCGCCTTCTTGGTGGCAGTATGAGTCTGCTTTTTAATATGGCTTGAAGCCTACCAAATAGGAAAACTGTATTCCTACTATAAATGATGAAGAAACAACCCATGAAAAGACAACAAATTGTTGTGAAGAAGAAGAAGAACCCCAATAAACGTCCCCCTAAAGAACGTTTAAGATACCAGCTCTCTAATTGCGCTCGTAATTATTTACACGCATTAACCAATCCCTTTGTTCAGATAAATGGATCGGATTTGCCATGTATTCCAGATCATATTGTCTTGCCCTCTAATAAGGTGCAAGTCACGGCTCGCGGTACTTTCACCGTAGGAACCAGTGGTTTTGGATTTGTGGCTGCCGATCCCTATGTCGGAATTAACAATGCAGGAGAGTTTGCTGGTACAACATCAAGCTTTCCAGTTCTTTACACTGGAGCCACTTACACATTCCCATACGTTGATATTGACGTATCGGGCGACGCCCCAGCCGTCGGTGTATTTGGCGCGAACACTAACTCCCCGTTTAATGCGGCGGGCCCACTTCTAACCTCGCAAATGCGCGTGGTTGGTTGCGGCCTCCGTGTGAGATATTCAGGGACGGAGCTGTATCGCGGAGGAACTTTAGCTCTCTATCGTTCCCAAGATAATGCATCACCACCAACTAATCCATCATTAGCTAATCTATTACAAACACCACTCAGTGCAATGGTGCCAGTCACTCGTGGCTGGCATTCAGTCTGTTATGCACCTGCCTCACTCGATGACGTAAGTTATCGAAACTTCAATTCGGCGTACAATGCAAATGCCACCGGAATTTCACATTATTCTCTCATAATTGCGGTCCAAGGTCCTGCGGTCCATACCACCCAGCAAACCTTCGATTTCGAATATGTAGCATACTATGAACAGATCGGTGCCTCATTGCAATTGTCCCCATCTCATAGCGATCCCGTAGGTGTCGGAGCTATCCAGGCTGTCACAGCAATGGCAAGATTGCCTGACAAGCCCCCAGAACAAAATGAACAAACATTTCTGTCGAAAATAGGACAATATTTAGCTAATGGAATCTCTGGAATTGCCGATAAAGCGGTTTCAGCTGCTGGTAATTATGCAATCAGAAGCTTGATGAAGACAGGAGTGCAGATGCTAGAATCTGCGCCTCCTCTATTACTAACCTTGTAAGTATCCAAATGCGTAGCGTAACTGTATGTGTCCCTCATTGCGAAACACCAGGATAAGACTCGTAATTCCCACGGAGAAAACTTATAAGCGGAGTAGTATTGGACGTTCTTCTTGGCGCGTTAGTCCCTTATCAATAACTAACAGATTTCACACAGCTGGTTTCTTATAAACACTGTGAGTCCCCAACAACCGGCCCGAGGTGGAGTCCGGTGGAG